AACCTTGCCTGACTCAGGCCACCCAGTTGTTGTAAGTGTAACATCACCACTGATAATAAAAGTTTGAACTGGGCCAAACTGGAAGTCAATGTTCTGAGAGGCTTGAACAGTACCACCAGCGTTTAATTCTTCACTTACGTCAACTAAATTGGCGTTGGAAATATTATTTCCTAAGAAGTTATTCGCTTCGTTCTTTTTTGCTGTGTTATCTTGTAGTGCTTCAATTTCTGCTTTTGATGCAACGAAATTGCTTTTGATTGTACCAAAATTATCTCTAAACCCTTGTGAATCATTATCTTGACCTGCTACAGGGTATGCTGAGTTAATGCTTACATCATCAATATTACTTGCCATTTTATTACCTCTCTATGCTTTTATTTATCTGTTTATATATTGTGTTCATAATTTGCGAACAGTATATATTGGTCGTTTGAACTGCCCGTAGTGCTATCTATAATGTATCTATCAATATCAAAGTCAATTGTTTTAAAATTGAAGTTATTATTCTTAATATTAAGCATTATTTGGTCTGCTTGTCCGGCTTGACAATAAACAATGGGTATCGCACTTGTATACCCTAATTCTTGTACACTACTCTCTTGTGTTGTACGCATCCAAAGTGGTAAAAAGTCACGTTCTGTAACACCTGTTTCAGATATCCTATCTCTCATATTACGTAGATTTGATATGTATTTGGTGTTGTCGTTATCCTGACTTACTTTGACTGCACTGCTGTCAACTTTAAGTGTGTTAGTAATTGGTCTAAATCTATATGGTTCTGCTTGTTCAATTATGAATTCCTGTACACTTGTAACTGTAGTACCTAATCTTGTTGTTACTGTAATATTACCTACTGTAGGAAATACAACACGACCACTTCTTGTAATAATTTCTAAATCATTACCAATACTTTGTACTCTAATTGTAGGTGTACCTGTACCTCTAACACCAAGATCAAATGCACTTGAACCTGTTCCTAATGCAGTCTTATCATCTTGTGCTTCAAAAGAAATACTATCTACTGTAATGCTATTACTGTTTCTACTTTTAAACTGTGTTGCAGTTTTGCCTTTAGATGGTTCTGCAGGATCAAACACTTCTAAATATACAACTTCATAAACTATGTCATTGCTACCCGGATTCTTTGCTACTGCTTTTTTAACTTCACCTACTTTATAACTTTTACGTTTATGATTCTTTGCCGCCGCCGCTACATAGTTTCTAATATTTTGTGTAAGTATACCTGCGTATGCTAACATCTTAATTTCTTTTTGTACACCAAACTGCGGATCACCTGCTCTATAAACAAGGTCTGGTGGAAAGATACTTGGATCAGAAACAAATGCTTCATAACTACTTCTAACAGTTGACTTTAAGAAAGGCTTCATATATAAGTTACTGTACAAGTTATCATCTGGATCAAGAACATCAAGTGTAAACTCTTGTTCAACTGCACTAAATCCAAAACGGTCTTCTGCTTTTACTGTAAATTTAAACTCTCTATCTAATATAGTTTTAGCACCATCAAATGTCATTGCACCACTATCAAAGACCGTAAGTCCTGGATTATTAGCAGTACCAAATTGATTCACTTTACCAATTATCTCTCCACTGATGTCTAATTGTAATCCTGAAGGTAAGTTACCTGATACAATGCTATATAACAATCTTGAGTCTGGAACAGTTGTTGTTGCTTTTATACTTTTTGTTGAAATAAAGTTTGCACTAATATTTCCTAAGTTTGCTGGAGTTGTAAATTTAATAGTTGAATCAACTTCACCTAATATTTTAACTGTAAATGTTTTTGATTTTGTTGCAAGAATTGTTTCTGGTACGCCACCAAGTCTTGTTGCTTTAACCGTAAATTTATATTCTTTTGTAACTGCTGGTTGATAAGGTACACGACCTGCAATTTCACCAGTGCTACTATCTATTTGCATACCAGGTGGTAATTCACTTGTACTACCGTCATCATTAAGTGCTTCAAGTGTGTAAGTTAATCTTCCTAAGATTGTTTCTGTATCTAATACGTCAAGGAAAAATGTAAGAAAGTTATTAGCACGTCTGAAACCTAAGTTTCCTGGAGTTAACCAAACAGGTGTTCTTAAGTATGTATTGTCAGCACTAAACAATCCGTTTGCAATTTGCATTTTAGTATTGTCTGCTCTTAAGAAGTCATCACCTACAAGATAGATTTGAAACTTACGTTTCTTAATAGTATCTCCATCGCTAACACTAACAATAAACTCGTAATATCTATTTAATTTTCTTGGTTGTCTTGTTGGAATTCTGTCATCGTATATACGTACATCATAAAAGAAACTATCGTAACCGTTAGCACTTCTTTCACCAAAGTCGAAAGGAAACGTACCATATACGTTTGCATCATAATGACCACTGCCTGCACGTTTATCTAATGCAAGTACTGGTTCAACTAATCCAACAATTCTTCCGTCTGTTGTAAGTCTTGTTCCTGGAGGTAATTCGCCATCGTCATCAGCAATGAAATATTCAAGTGTATCACCTGCAGGTAAGTCTGGATCTATGGCTTGTAATTGAAAGTCTAAAACAGTATTATCAAGAACAAAATATTTGCTATTAGGATCAACAGCAATTAGTCCTTCTTTTGTAATCCATTCAGGTTCATCAGCACCGTCAATTAATATTGTGTATGTTCTATCTTCAATAGCACCTGAACTATCAGTTGCTCTAAGTACAAATTTTGATTCTGTTAATCTTTCTACTTCAAACGGAGTACCAACAATATATAATCCATCTATTCTAAGTCCGCCTGGTAATGATCCACTAATAACTTTTACTGTGCTTATAGTGTTTGATACTGTGTTAACAGGTAAAGCAAAACGTATAGTCGCATTTTCTGCAAATATACCTAAATTAGATCCTGTTTTTAAAGTCCAGATGGTTGCCATTTTGATTCCTTATTCAATAGTATTTATCGGAATATTGTGGCTATGATTATAGCGGGTTGAGGATTGTACCGTTATCAATTGAAACATCTGCAATGGTACTGTCTTCTTGTATCCCTGGATCATCAATTGTACCTAAATCAACGTTAGTTGCTGTACCTAAAAATTCAATAATGCTTGATGTACTACCTGTAATGTTACCAAAGTTAAATCCGTAAATATCTCTTACGTCAATGCCATATACTGTAGTTTGTGCATCTCTTACGTTTAAAATAGTTTTATTATTAGCATCTAAATCACCACCTAAAACTGGTGTAGCGTCTGTGCTTAATTCTGTTGCAGAATTAATTGTAATACCACTTGCGCCGTTCTGTGCTGTGGTTACATTAGTACCACCTGCAATAGTAAATGTATCACCTTCAGCAAGTGTAATGTTTCCGCTATCTGTAGCAACAATTAACTGTTGTAAACCGCCAACACTTGCAATAGTAACATTTGTACTATCTGATGTAACAGTAACATTTCCGCCTGCTCTGATCTTTTTGAATTGTAAATCAAACCCAGTCTTTTGTGCAAATACACCTTGTCCTTCTGTACCTAAGTTAGATGCAGTTGTTTGTTCAGGATTACGATTGTCAAGTTCTGTAAAGTTATTATTAACTTTTACAAACGCTTCACGTAAATCATCACCTGTTCCGTCATTTGCTACGCCGCCGATATTAACTGTTTGTATTGCCATACTAATATTTATCCTATTCTGGTGGTCTCTTCCTAACTGTACGTTTTGCCCTTGGATATAATGCACCTGCTGTAGGTCTTAAATTATAATCTTTTTTAGGGTGTACTGTACCAGTCAAAGGACGTTCGAAATTGTACTTTGCGTGTTTGTTAGGTGAACCTTGTAAGTCATCTGTATCTGTTGGATCGTCTGTAGATACTGCATCATATAGTTGTCCATCTACTGCCCACTTGCTTGTTATGTATGCCTTAACATCTTCTTGTTTGTAGTGTGGGTATGTTTCCATTAAACATGCAACCAATCCTGCTACCTGTGGACTTGCCATACTTGTACCTGAAATCTTTCCAATTTTATAACTGGGCGTAACGCCGCTTCTCGGATCTGTTGTTCCACCACCTGAATAACTTGTATTCAAAACTGACATGATAGATGTGCCAGGAGCGTAAATATCAACGCCAGGACCACAGTCACTAAATGATACTTTTCTATCTTTTCTCACACTGTCAGTATCTTGTGTAAGACCTGTGTCAGTAGCACCAACACAAATATTAGGTATATCGTATGTTCCGTTTACATCATCGTCATTTGCTGTAGGTGAAGTTCCACGCATATAATAATATGTATTGCCGCTCATTTCAAATGTGTTATCCCAATCAGGACCACCCGGCACATCATGTTTCCATTGACCGTTGCCAGCCGCACCTATTGTAATAACACCTTCGTCTATGGCATCTTCAATGTCTGCATCAAGTGCCGCAACTCTTACAGGAATACGTTGACCTGCTATAAATCCCCAACCATTAAGTTGTGCTGTTGTAAAAGAACCAGATGATTGTTTGTTACCATTTTGTTCAATTGTTAAATCAATCTGTGTAGGTGTTGCTTCGTAAAATTTATATTCATATCTTATAGTAGGCGAACCTAATGTACCACTTGTACTTGCATTACCTTCCCACACTAATCTATAAATTCTACTACCAACTGTACCTGAAGAACCATAAAAAATTCTTTGACAACTACAGTCTTCTGCTGTTACCATAACTTTTGGAAAGTTAGGAGTATTCTCATCGATACCAGAAAAAGTTGTTGCTCCACCACCAAATGTAAGATAACTGTTTGTACCCATATAGATAGTTGGTGAACTTTGATTTAAAAATGTTACATTGAACGGTACAGTAAGTGTCCAGTATCCGTCATCATTACCACCAGTTGTAGGCGTAACACTTGCCGTCAATCCTGTTGTAGAAGCAATAGGTATATTTGTACCAAGACTTGTAACCGTTGCTGATGGACTTCCACCTTGATAACCTATAAGTGTACATCTTAACAGTGCCGCCGATGTTGGATCAGTACCTTCTGTAACAGTTGATTGCCAAGTAATACTGTATTGTTCGTTGTTAGGTAAACTAATATTTCCACTTATAATATTAACTTCAGCAAATCCACCATCAACTGATGTTGCACTATCTGATTCAGTTTGAACCGTAGCACTGCTTGAATCTTGAACTGTAACTGTAAGATCAATATCTGATATACCTGTAATTCCTTGTGAACTAACATTGTGTTTATAGTTAATAGTTGCAGGTCCTTGTATAGTTGCTGTGTAACTTGCATTAGGTAAAACATTTAAACTGAGTTCAATTTCTCCACCTGTTCTTACAAAGCCTGTTGGTATGGCATTAAAGTCACCACCGACCGTTCCTTCACTTCCTGAAGTTGTAATACGTTGTGAAATGTTTTCTGGATCTGCTGTAAAAGTTCCTATTCTTGTGTCAGAAGTAAACACACCTGAAGTACCATTATAAGTGGTAGTACCAGTTGGTGTGAATCTTGTACCTCTAAAGGTTACAGCATCAATAGCATCAAAACTCCATTGATATCCAAATATACTCATTCCCCATGAGTTGTTGACGACTGTTGGATTTTTAATTCCTGTACTTCCGTTGACGGATTTGTTCGCGTGAAATTGTCTAATGTAATCGAACACGTAAGGAAAATTAGTATTACCAGAAGCGCCAGCATAGTAGAAAAGATTATATAAATTCGCATCTCTTGCCCATCCTTGTCTGTTGCCTCCCGCTGTTCCCATGACGTGATTAGCGTGGTAACTTCCAGGATTGCTATAACTGTAGTTCCCCGCTGACCCGCCTGTGATAGCCGGATTGTGTTGATACCAATTATATTGCACGATGCGTTCCGCAGAACCATCATCGGTGTCTTGTCCTGACGGTTGTTTGTATTCAGGATGTCCGATGTATATACCGTCACCATCGCAAATAACTAAATCTACATTCCGACCAGTTGCATTAAATGATATTGTGTCGTTAATTTCTGTGGTAGAATATCCCCAATTGGTTCTATTCGATCCTTCTACAAGACGTAGAAGTCCCCAGTTCAAGTCTGTGGCTGTGTTTGCTGAATTACGTGCAAACAAACCTGTCTGTTCAATTATTGAATTTTCTGAGACATCTAAGTTTGCATCTTTAGGGTTGAGTTCAACCGCTAATACTCTTTCGTCATTGCTGACTAAATTCTTTTCTGATTCTGTAAGCCAATATTCTGTTGTTCTTGATTCTGGTCTTGGATTGTGTACACCTACTGATCTATCTGGAATGTGTAAAGAACCACCTGGTGTTTCCATGTCATTGGCAAATGCTACACTGTCTACACCTTTCTTAAGTGTAACCATGTAGATCTTTTTTTCTACATGCTTCTTTAAAGACATGTTAACCCTCCAGTTTGAGTAGAGTTAGTGTAGATGTTATTGTTGCAGTTCCCCCACTTTTGTTTTTCACTGCCGCATAAATTGTTGTATCGTTTGCACTGTTCCAACCTAATACTGCTGGACCAAACTCAATAGTTTGTGCACCATTTGTTAATACTTCAGCAATTACTCCTGCGTCTGGTGCAGGGTCAACACCTTCACTTCTACTTGCATCTGCTGTTCTTGCCGTTGAACTTGTGTAAAGTCTTACCCAAGCCGCTGATGTTGTTTGTATGCTCATTAGCATGTATGATTTGAAACCTGTAATAGAAACATCTTCGCTTACATCATCAGCAATACTATTTGTTGTTACTGCCGCTGTTGATCTTGAAGCAAGTCCTTCTGAACCTCCTCCGCCACCTGATACCTGTGCGTCCACATAAGTTTTTACAGCACTCTCTGTAGGAACTGCTGTATTACTATCACCAGCAAGTGTTCCGTCTGAACTAAATTCATTAATTGTAACACCTGAAGAAAATCCAACTGATCCTGCGTTAACTAAACTTACACCTGATAAGTTTGTTGAAAAAGTAAATGTACCTGAGCCGTTTGTTGTTAATACTGTATTTGCCGCACCGTCTGAAATACCTAAGTCTGTTAAGGCACTTGGTGCGTCTGTA